TACTCTGTCATTTAATTATCTTCCTCATGTATACAAGAAAGCTACAAAGGTAAACCCTGAATTTATATTCCATAACGTCAGAGAGCTAATACAAAAATACCCTCATGTACAATTCTTATTTGCAAAGGGGCGCAAAGAGTCTGTTAGAGTAATTGAGAAGATGTTTTCTACTGATGAGAACTTTTTTAAGTATGATTTGCAACTTTGCTACGACCTAAAGATGCTATAATATGTGGTATACCCCAGAAAAGTATAATAGAATAATTCCAAATCTAAACGATGAATATTCTAGACTAAAAGATACTCTTGAAGACAAAGAGGCTAAGATAACTTTAGCCAAGTTCTTACGTTCTAATATCGGCATAACTACAGAGCTAATTTCTGGCATAAAATTATGGCCTTATCAAGAGGTTATAATTAAAGCCATGTTGAATAGGAACTTTTGTCTCAACGTGTGGGGTCGTGGTGCTTCCAAATCTTTTTCTGCTGCGGTATTTTGTTTTTTACAATGCATATTTGAGCCCAAGAGCAAGATCCTAATTGCTGGTCCAACATTTAGAACAGCAAGGAGCATTTTCAATTCAATAGAAAAGATTACTGAGTCTAAAGGCGCAGATCTTTTGATGCAAGCGTTCGGCGCAAAGTCAAAACGCAATGATGAATACGATTGGTCAATTAATGAGGGTTCAATAAAAGCTATCCCTCTAAGCGGCGAAAAGATTCGTGGTTTCCGTGCTAACGTACTTGTGCTAGACGAGTTCATGCTTCTACCGGAAGACATTATTAAGAATGTATTGATGCCATTCTTGATTGTGCCGCAAGATATTAAAGAACGTATTAGTATTCGCGAACAAGAAGATGATTTAATTAGCCAAGGAGCAATGACAGAGGCTGACCGCATGGAGTTTAAGAACACTTCTAAAATGATTGCCCTATCTTCAGCCTCTTACACTTTTGAGAACCTCTATAAGACCTACAAAGAGTGGTGTGACAATATCTATTCAAAGGAGCCAACAAGTGCTACCTATTTTGTATCTCAATTAAGTTATGAAGCTCTCCCTCTAGAGATGATAGACTCTTCAATTACAGAAGAAGCGCAAAATGGTGGAGCTTCTCATGCTTCTTTCTTAAGAGAGTATTGCGCTCAATTCACTGATGGTAGCGATTCTTATTTTAGCATGAAGAAAATGGAAGAGTGTACCCTTAAGTTCGAAGAACGCCCCCATTCTCAAATTAAAGGAGATAGTGGTAAGCAATATATTTTAGCAATGGACCCTAACATGAGCGATAGTCCAAATGCTGACTATTTTGCAATGGGTATTTTAGAGATAGACCGAGAAAATAAGAACGATACCCTAGTGCATTGTTATGCTGGCCTTGGAAGTTTAAATACTCACATCAAATACTTCCATTACTTAATGACGAGCTTTAATATTGTTTACATAATCTGCGATAATGCTGGTGCTGACATCTTCTTCAACACTTATAATGAATCTCAATATGTAAATTCAGAATCTGAGAAGATTAAGTTTATTGATTTCGATTCTGATCTTGAGGGTATTGAATATACAAGGATGGTGCAAAAAGCTAAGAGCCAATATAACCTTGAGAACAAGCAGATAGCAGTCACTCAAGTATTCACTACTACGTTTATCAGAAGAGGTAACGAAAACCTACAAGCGGCAATTGATTATAAGAAAATTTGGTTCGCTTCAAAGACTGTCGCTAATGAGAATTTCTTTAATGAAGAGATTAATAAGAGGATTCCAGAAGAAATAATCTTCGTGGAAGAGAATAAGGACTGGAACAAACTAGACTTAATAGAACACCAAGACTTATTAGTTTACAACACTAAGAAGCAATGTTCGCTAGTTGAGTTCACTACTAGCAGCCGTGGTTCTGTTAATTTCGACTTGCCTCAACACCTAAAGCGTTCCAATTCTCCCAATAGAGCGAGAAAAGATAATTACACTGCTTTAATGTTAGCGAAATGGGGTTCCAAATGCTATAATGACATTATGACTACTGAAAATAAAATAGTAGCTGCGGGATTTACACCAATTTTAATTTAAAATGTGTAATTAATTATTAGGCTTATGGCAAAGGTTAAAAAAGAAAAAATTGAGGAATCTTCTTTCGCTCCAATGATGGTCGAAGGCTCTACCCCTGCTCATGGCGGAGTAGCAAGCAGAGTCACTGAGACGAGAAGCCGTAGAAATGCTGCATCAACCATTGAGAGAACAGATCGTTTTCGCAATATCGATGAAGGCATGGTGCCATTTAATTATGCCACTGGCTATAACTATAATAAATCTAACATTGACGTAAGAGATACGGTAATCTTGTGCCAAAAAGCTTATTATAACTTTGGTCTATTTAGGAACACAATCGATTTACTATCAGAGCTTTCTTGCGGAAACCTTCACTTGAAAGGCGGAAATAAAAGTGCAAGAGATTTCTTCCAAGCCTTATTCAATAAGATAAATATCACTGCTCTTCAAGACAAGTTCTTTAGAGAATACTACCGCTCTGGAAACGTTTTCATCTATAGATACGACACTACCATTAAAGAAGAGGATATATCTAAAATCAGTCAAGTTTTTGGTTCGCAAGCTTTAGCAGCAAAAATTTCTTTGCCTTCTAGATACATAATCATTAACCCAGCAGATGTTCAAGTCAATGGTAACCTTTCTTTTAATAGAGGGCAGTATTATAAAGTATTAACTGATTACGAACTTGAGCAAGTTAGAAATCCAAGGACAGAAGAAGACAAAGAGATACTAAACTCTCTTGACCCTCTTGTTAGGGAACAAATTTTAAAAGGAAAATCTACAGCGGTCCTACTTCATTTAGATACAAAGAAGTTTTATGCCGTATTCTATAAGAAGCAAGACTACGAACCCTTTGCCGTACCAATGGGATTTCCAGTTCTTGAAGATATAAGTGCTAAAATTGAAATGCGCCGTATGGATATGGCGCTTACAAGGACAATTCAGCAAGTCGTTCTTCTTATTACTATGGGAACTGAACCTGATAAGGGAGGAGTGAACCAAGAGAACTTGAAGACGATGCAAAATCTCTTTACTAATCAATCGATTGGTAGAGTCCTTATTGCAGACTATACGACAAAAGCAGAGTTCGTTATCCCTCAAATCGCAGACATCCTTGATCCAAGAAAATATGAGGTGATCGATAGAGACATTAATATTGGATTAAATAATATTCTAGTTGGAAACGAAAAGTTCGCGAACACTACCACAAAAGTTTCTCTCTTAGGACAAAAACTAATACAAGCTCGTCAAGCTTTTATCACAGACTTCTTGCTGCCTGAAATCAAGAGGATTTCTAAAGAAATAGGGTTCAAAGTATTCCCTACTCCATTCTTTGAAGATATGGATCTCAAGACAGATCAAAACCTTAATAGAATTTATACTCGTCTTATAGAGCTTGGGGTTCTTACCCCAGAGGAAGGCCTTAAAGCTATTGAAACAGGAGTATTGCCAAGTCCAGAAGAGTCGCTCCAGTCTCAAAATAGTTTTATTGATCTAAAAGACAAAGGCCTCTATCAGCCATTAATTGGTGGTCCTAAAATAGATGCCGGAAGACCAGCGGGAAGCACTGGTATCAAGCAAACAACTAAAAATGTTAAACCAGTTGGCACTTCTTCTAAGGCGAATTACAGCGTAACTAAGTTAAAAGATATAGTAGAAGCTACAAACAAATTAGGCGTCGAAGTAGAAAACATTTTAAAGAAGAAACATAAGCTTAAAAAGTTAAATGACAAGCAAAAAGAAGTAGCTCTTGACATTACAAAAATCATAGTCGCTAACGAAGAAAAGAGTAATTGGATTTCTAAGATCTCTGAGTATATAGAGTCTCCTGTAGACAAAAATGAAAAAACAGTAGAAGAAATTCATGGAATTGCTTGCGAGCATCAAGTGGATTCTTATATGGCTAGTTTGCTTTACCATAGTAAAATCTAATGCCTACAAATAGAGTAATCTATAATAATCAGTTGCTGCTTGTTGGACCTGCTCCAGCAAGTGGGTATTATTTTTGTGACCCAAATGGCACTCTTTTGCCAACAGGAGTTTATAATCTAATCCAGCCTCTTAAAAGAATAAATCAATTTAGTTATCAGATCTCTACTCAGCCAGCAAGGTTTACTGAAATCGGAAACGCTTCTACAATTTACGATCACAACTTAAACCCACCAGAGATAAATCTTAGTTTCAATTACAACATTAAAGATTTAAGAAATGAAGCTAGGCTTGGTTTTTATGTAAATCTTGGGCTCCCAAATTTAGATCAATTTGATGGTGGGCAAACTTATCCTAGTGGAAACATTTTATCAGGATTCGCTTTTGGAGATCAAGGGTTTGCTTATAATACTGATTTAACAGTACCAACAAATAACACATTCAAATATCCATTTAAATACAGAGACCAAAGAAATCTTTTCTTGTCTATTAACCCAAATCCCGCAGATGTCATTAACTCTAACCTATCTGGATTCCCTGTGTTGGCTTTTGGTAATTGCTTCATCACTTCTTACGG